CACCTTTGTTGTAGACAAGAACAGACCTTTCAGTAGACTTGGGAAGGCAGGTAGTATATACTACGACCCAGACACAACAATACTAGCAGAAGGGGAAGGCTTCGATGTATAATTACATGTATGACGATGATGACTATGAGTTCGATGGTTCGGGTTGTCTTGACGGAGACGATGACTACTTCGGTGAGATGGATGATGAGTTTGGTGAGTTTGACCCGATGAATGAAGACGTTGTACGTGAGCTCAACAAACAGATGCTTCAGACAGAAGTTGAGCTTGCAGAAGCTATAGCACAAGGTGACCTTCATCGAGCAGAGAGACTCCAAGATGAGATTGAACTGTTCCTGATGATGGACACCTAGAGAGGAGAAAGTATGCCAAGGATCGCATTCTGTGATATCGAGACTAACGCTATTGACCACCCCGATAAGATTTGGCTGGTAGGTGGTAAGATGGCAGACACAGGTGAGGTCTTCCGTTTTGAAAACATCCACGAGGACGAGGTTGCACGTAAGGCTGCTACTGAGTGGCATCACTCACTAGACAAGATGGTTGGCCATAACTTCATCCAGTATGATCTACCTATCCTCAACAAGTGGTTAGACAAACCCCTAGACCCCCGAAAGGTGTTAGACACATTGATAGTCTCACGTACTGTAGACTACGACATACTGACCCCACAAGGAGGCAAAGGCCCACACTCATTGAAGAGCTGGGGTATCCGACTAGGTGTTCACAAAGGAGACTACACTGACTTCGCTAACTTCAACCAAGACATGATCGACTACTGGGAAGGAGACCTAGATACTACAGAAGCTTTGTTCAACCACTTCAGCGATGTAATCTACGACAAGGACTGGTCCCGTTCACTGAGAGCAGAACATGACCTACAGATCGAACTAGTCCGCACTAAGTACCACGGCTTCCACTTTAATGAGGAGCTTGCACGTCACCTACTTGACAAGGTAACAGAGGAGATGGATAAACTAGAGGATCAGTTTCAAATAGACTTCCCACCTAAGCTACTCCAAGTGAACAGTATCAAATACAGGGAGAAGCAAGACGGTACACTGTACTCTAACGTCCTACAAGCCAAAGAGAAGTACGACCTGACTAACAGGGTCGGGGACGAGCTCCAGTGTTTCAACTTCATACCATTCAATCCTGGGTCGTCTCGTGTACGTGCTGATGCACTCTGGGATGCTGGTTGGAAACCTTTCGATAAGACAGCTACCCATATTAAGTTCCTCCGCCTAAAGGTCGGTGACCCTTACGGTAAGAAGGTACTCAAGATGGACCAGAAGTTTTATGATGAGAAGAAAGCTGACCTAGAGCGGTACGGCTACACGGTGTCAGAAGAGAACCTACTGACACTCCCTGAGGACGCCCCTGAGGGTGCTAAAGGGCTAGCACAGTGGCTTACCCTAGAGGGACGTAGGAGCTCACTGGCTGAGTGGCTAGGGCAGGTCTGTGAGGACGGAAGGATACACGGTACTATCAACAACATCGGGGCTTGGACAGGGCGTTGTGCCCATAACAACCCTAACACAGCTAACATCTCTTCAGTCTTCCACGGTACACCGAAGACAGCTGTAGAAGAGGTCAAGGCTAAGTACGATGGCCACATACGCAGCTGCTGGGGTACACCTGAGGGTTCGTTCCTTGTTGGTTGTGATGCTGACGGTATCCAGCTTCGAGTTCTTGCTGACTACCTGTGGCGTTACTTTGACGCTGACATGTATGCCAAGGCTATTATGGAAGGTAAGAAGGAGGATGAGACTGACATCCACAACATGAACAAGAAGGCCCTAGACGTCCCCAACGGTACACGGGACATGGCTAAGACGTTCATCTACGCATGGCTACTAGGGGCAGGTGTCGCTAAGACAGCCAGTATCCTAGGTGTCAATCAGAAGGAAGCACAGGCTGCACGTACACGCTTCGAGCAAAGTATTGATGGCCTCCTTCCTCTCAAGAAGAAACTAATACCGCATATCGGTGAGCAAGGTTACTTCAAAGGGTATGACGGTCGTAAGGTCAAGGTACCCAGTGAGTACAAAGTTCTTGCAGGTTTACTGCAATCAGGGGAGTCAGTGCTTATGAAACACACACTGCTTAACTTCCACGAGAAAGCCCGTAAAGAAGGCATTAACTTTAAGATGGTCGCATTTGTACATGACGAGATGCAATGTGAAGTAATAGGTACACGAGAGGAAGCTGAGCACCTAGGTCAGATCATTGCAACTACTATGACGGAGACAGGCGAGCAGCTTGGCTTCCGTATACCAACACCAGGTTCCTACAATATAGGTCGGAACTGGCGCGAAACACACTAACGAAAGGAGGACACCTTGAAAACATGCTCTGGATGTAAAGAAACACTACCTCTTGAAAGCTTCGGTAACTTAAAGGAGACCAAGGATGGCTTAAACAGACGCTGTAAACCCTGCATGAACAAAGCGAATAGGTTGACGAGGGCCCGCAACCGAGGTAAGTACGACCATCAACAACGGGCCTCATGGTTGAAAATGAAGTATAACATCACTGTCTCTGACTACGATCAAATGGTGGTAGATCAAGGGGATAGGTGTGGTATATGCGAGGGTGCCGACAAAGGCGCTAAGGCACAGTATTGGTGCGTAGATCATTGCCACGATACACTTAAAGTTCGTGGACTGCTATGCAGGCCATGTAACGCGGCGATAGGACAGCTAGGTGACACACCCGAGGCTCTGCAAAAAGCCTTAGACTATTTGACACGATCTAACTAGCATACCCATTAAAGGTTGACACCGAAATACCGTTATGCTATAATTCACGAACAATAAACAGAGCTATAGGAGATACACATGGCTACTAAGACAATCGAACTTACAGGAACGCTAGAGTGGGCTAAACTCTTCGAGTCCAACCGCGACAACGGGGAGTATGACGTCGAGACAGACGGAGCTACAACAGTAACGCTTCTGATGGACGATGACGTGTTCAAGACAATGAAGGACGCTGGTGTCCGCAAACAAGGTAAACCAGACCCAGACGGCAAGGGTATCCGTGTTACATTCAAGCGTCCTTGGAAGGACAAGTTTGGACGTGACTGGGCAGCAGGTGCCCCTCAGGTCTTCACCCCAGCTGGTGAGGATTGGGACTTAGACACAGACGGTCTCATCGGTAATGGTTCAGTAGGTGTTGTGTTCCTCGACGTGTATGATACAAAGATGGGTAAAGGTTGCCGACTAAGTGGTGTTCAGGTTGTTGACCACGTTGAGTTCGAAGGTGGAGGAGGTTCTGGCCCTGCAATCAAACCTCGAAACTACACCACACAAAGCAGTGCAGCACCAACACCCAAAGCTGCACCAGCTTCTAAAGAGTCTCCTGGTGACATCCCGTTTTAATGAGTACTAAAGGAGAGGGGCTACGGCCCCTTTCTTCACCTAATATGAGGAGAAACCAATGACTAAAGACATTTCAACACTAGTAGCCGACATGGAGGACGTGATACTCGGTAAGAAAGGATGGGACTCTGCAATAGGGGACCAGATGGCCAAGAACTACTCAACTATCGTAGCCGACAGGTTCAGTAAACCACAGGAGCCACGGGCTTACCTATCTATGTCCTCCTTAGGGACACCGTGTGATCGTAAGCTATGGTATAAAATTAACCAACCTGAGACTGCTATCCCCTTACGAGCTAACGCCCTGCTCAAGTTTAACTTCGGTGACATGATCGAAGAGCTTGCTTTAAGTATTGCACAGCAAGCAGGACATACTGTGGCAGGTCAACAGGACCGAATGGAAGCCCACGGTATCAAAGGTAGCCGTGACTGCGTGATCGACGGTATGACGGTTGATGTTAAGTCAGCGTCACCTTATTCCTTCAAGAAGTTCCAAGAAGGTAACCTTAGAGAACAAGACCCGTTCGGTTATATCTCTCAACTATCCTCCTACGTCTACGCAGCTAAGGATGACCCACTCGTGACCAATAAGACACATGGTGCATTCTTGGTTATCGACAAGGTTAACGGACACATCTGCTTGGATATGTACGACTTCACTGAGGAGATGAAGACCAAGGAGGAAGAGATCACTCGTATCAAAGAGATGGTCAAGACTAAGACACCACCTGAGCGTGGGTTCGAGGACGTCCCCCAGAGCAAGACATCACCCAACATGAAACTGGGTATGGAGTGTAGTTACTGCGAGTTTAAGAAGGCTTGCTGGCCTGGGCTTAAGATGTTTGCTTACAGCCACGGACCCACCTACCTGACTAAGATCAAGAAACCTCTACAAGTCAAAGAGGTAGAGGACTGGACATGAGGAAGAGTAGCACACGACAAAGGGCTATACAGGCTGGTTACCGTTCAGGGCTAGAGGAGGCATTGAGTATAAACCTCACTGAACGGGAGGTTCCTTTCGAGTACGAGACTATGAAGATCAAGTGGCTTGACAGTAAGATGCGTAGCTACACGCCTGACTTTATTCTCGAGAATGGTATCATCATTGAAACCAAAGGTAGGTTTGTTTCAGCTGATCGACGTAAACACAAGGAGATCAAGAAGCAATACCCTGACCTTGACATACGGTTCGTGTTTAGTAATTCACGAGCTAAACTCTACAAAGGGGCCAAGAGCTCTTACGCCGATTGGTGTGAGAAGGAAGGTTTCCTTTACTCAGATAAGACCATTCCAGAGGAGTGGATCACAGAGGAGAAGAAGTAATGACAACAGGTAAAACAGCTATCGTGTTTAGTTGCGGCCATGCCACACCTGAAACAAACAATGAGCGTTTTGACTGGCTAGGTGGTCTCATCTACGATATTAAACCTGACTACGTTGTGGACCTAGGGGATGGTGCGGACATGAAGTCCCTCAACTCCTACGACACACGGAAGCCTGAGGCTGTCGTATCGCAGAACTACGGACGTGACATCGAGTCGTATAACGAAGCACAGGACTTGCTCCGCTACCGCTTTAAGAAGCAACGCCGTAAACGTCCAGCTTTCTACGGGTTCGAGGGTAACCACGAGCACCGTATCAAAACAGCAATCTCATATGACCCAAGACTTGAAGGAGACAAGTATGGAATCTCGTTCTCGCACCTCAACACTAAGAAGTGGTTCGACGAGTACCATGAGTACGTTGATGGTGCCCCCGCCATTCATAATTACGATGGCGTTGACTACGCTCATTACGTGGGCGCTGGTAACTTTGGCCGTGCCATTAGTGGTGTACATCACGCTTACGCTCTCATCCAAAAGCGGTATCGCTCTTGCAGCGTTGGTCACAGCCATAAGCGCGATATGTATTTTAAGGACGACGTTGGTTCTCATGGTGCAATTGGGGCGGTGGTCGGCTGCTATAAAGGCGCTCCAGAAGCTTGGGCTGGGCAAGCTAATAAGGAGTGGTGGAAAGGAGTTCTCATCAAAAGAAATATATCCAATGGTTGTTATGAGCCTCAATGGGTATCACTTGATACACTTAGACGGGAGTATGGATGAGGACATACATGATCGTATCAGGGGTGACAAATAGTCATCCCTTTTATCTTGACGAGAACGTAGCATTGTGTTATAACTGGGAGTTCGACTTATGGAATATGTAGTAACAATGAAGGTTAAGGTAGACGAGGATTACTTCTACTTAACGGAGGATGTAGCTGAACGACAGGCTACTTTGTCTGAGCAGATTAGAAACGCCTTGTATGACCTAGATGACCTCTCCATCACACAGGTTTTGGCAGAGGAGGTTGACCAATGAATAGTATGGAGTATTCGTACTGGGTCGAAGATAAGATTATGACTGAGGGTAAGGACAGGTTAGTGGAGAACACACTAGGCCTTGTCGGAGAAGCAGGGGAGGTAGCTGAGAAGATAAAGAAACTCATTAGAGACTCCAATCGTTTCTCTAATGAAGACATCGTCAAGGAGCTAGGGGATGTAGTGTTCTACGCCACTGCCTTAGCTAACTACTTCGAGAGTAGTCTTGAAGAGGTCATTGAATTAAACGTAGACAAACTAGACGACAGACAAGCAAGGGGTGTCCTAGGTGGCTCAGGTGATAACCGATGAGCGAGAACTACTCCTACCACTATGTAATGCAACTAATTGAACAAATACTAAAGGACAGCTTATGATCAAGAACTCAGAATCAGACCGACCAGTAGGCCCAACAGTAGGTCTGTCTGAAGAAATCCATGCAATGAAGTACCGCTCCAAGGGTGAGAGCTTTCGGGCGGCTATGACACGGGTGGCTAACGCCCTTAAGGACGACGAGGATCACTTCAGTAACTTCCGTGACATTCTGTATGACATGCGCTTTATGCCAGCAGGTCGTGTACAGTCTGCTATGGGTGCACCTCGTAGGGTCACTCCCTATAATTGCTTTGTGTCTATGACCATCCCTGACAGCATGGAGGGTATCATGCTTGCCGCTCAGGAGGCTGCTAAGACTATGCAGCTTGGTGGTGGTATTGGTTACGACTTCTCTACTCTACGTCCATCAGGTGCCCTCATCAAAGGCCTGGACAGCCGCTCTAGCGGACCTCTGAGCTTCATGGGTATCTTTGACGCAGTATGTAAGACAATCAGCTCAGCTGGCCACCGTAGGGGCGCTCAGATGGGTGTACTACGGGTAGACCACCCTGACATCGCCTCCTTCATCCACGCCAAGACTAACTCCACAGCCTTCACACAGTTTAACTTGTCGGTAGGTGTCACTGATAAGTTTATGCAAGCTGTTAAGGATGACGATACGTTTGACTTGGTGTTCGAGGGACGTGTCTACGACACCGTCAATGCCCGTGCTATGTGGGATGATATCTTGCGGTGTACGTGGGACTGGGCTGAGCCAGGTATCCTCTTTATTGATCGCATCAATAAGAAGAACAACCTGCACTACTGCGAGACTATTGCAGCAACAAACCCATGTGGAGAGCAACCGCTTCCACCTAACGGTGCTTGTCTTCTTGGAAGCTTCAACCTCACACGTTACGTTTACAAAGACGAGGACGGTTATTCGTTTGACTACGAGAGTCTTAAGCACGATATCCCACACGTGGTACGGGCTATGGACAATGTTGTTGACCGAGCAGTTTACCCACTGCCAGCACAAGAGCTTGAGGCTAAGTCTAAACGCCGTATGGGCCTAGGTGTCACGGGTGTAGCTAACGCTATTGAAGCTATGGGCCATGATTACGGTTCCTCTATGTTCCTCCTCACCCTTGAGAAGATCATGAAGACTATCCGTGATACAGCCTACGTCTCCTCTGTATCTCTTGCAGCTGAGAAGGGACCGTTCCCTCTCTACCGAGAAGAGTTCCTTGACAGTGACTTCGCAAAGACACTTCCTGACGACATCCGCGACATTATCAGACGTTACGGTATCCGCAACTCTCACCTACTGAGTGTCGCACCTACGGGTACTATCAGCCTTTCAGCTGACAACGTATCGTCAGGTATCGAGCCAGTCTTCTCCTACGGGTTTGACCGTACCATCCAAACATTCGATGGACCACGAGTGGAGCGTGTAGATGATTACGGCTACCGTACGTTCGGTGTCAAAGGTCGTAAGGCTGATGACCTCCCAGTGTTGACACACGTAGAGGTTCTTAACCTAGCCTCACGTTACGTAGACAGTGCTTGTTCCAAGACCTGTAACGTAGGTGACGATGTCTCATGGGATGAGTTCAAGTCTGTGTATATGGCTGCGTACGATGGCGGTGCGTCAGGTTGTACGACCTTCCGTGCCTCAGGTAAGCGCTACGGCATCCTTAACGCCTCCTCCTCTGAGGATGTAGTAGAGGAAAAGGTAGAAGAAACTAACAGTGACTTTGTTGACGAGAAAGAGGGAGGGGCTTGTTACTTCGACCCTGTAACGGGTCAACGCGAGTGTAGTTGACCTTGACATAACATAACTAAGTATGGTATACTGACGGGGAGGATCGCAAGGTCTTCCCCTTTTTATTAACAGATAGGAAAAACATGGTAAAGCAACGGCCTAAACCAAAGTCACGTACACGCGAGACAACTTACAAAGGAGCTTCTTGTAAGAAGACTTCAGGCATTGTACCAAAGACAGACCATCAAGGGGAACTGATCGAAGCACTGAAGAACTCCTCTCAGGTTATTGTCTTTGGACCAGCAGGTACTGGTAAGACTTATGTAACCACGACTATCGCTGCGGACCTCTACACCACTAAAGACATCCACCGTATTATCATCACACGCCCAATGATCTCAGTAGGTAAGGATATCGGTATCCTACCAGGAGACCTTGAAGAGAAGGTAGCGCCTTGGGCCTTGCCTGTTCTGGATGTCCTGACCAAACACCTAGGTAAGGGTGCCGTAGAAACTGGTATAAAGAACGGTAATATCGAAATGGCTCCTCTAGCTCTTATGCGGGGCCGATCCTTCGATAACTCTTTCATCATCTGCGATGAAGCACAGAACATCACTACCCACGAGCTTAAGATGCTCCTTACACGGGTAGGGGAGGGTTCCACTATCGTTCTAAACGGTGACGTTCAGCAGACTGATCTAAAGGACGGTGATGGTCTGACTAAAATAACACACTTAGCTAAGAAGCACATGCTACCTGTACCTATTGTTGAGTTTACACTTGACGACATCGTACGCTCAGACATCTGTGCACAGTGGACTAAAGTATTTTACCAGGAGGGAATCTAATGAAAGACGACTACAACGCTGTTGACAAACCATTCCACTACAACCACTCCGATGGTGTGGAGTGTATCGACTACATCAAACAAGTCCTTGGTAAAGAGGGGTTCGTTGCGTACTGTCGAGGTAATGTTATGAAGTATAATCACCGAGCCTTCTATAAAGGCAACCCTACAGAAGATATGGCTAAAGCGGAGCAATACCTTAAGTGGGCTAATGAAACACTTAAGGAGATCTACAAATGATCAGCAAACTAGCAGGAGTCCTAACAGCCCTCACACTGGGGTTAGGCTCCGCAACCCACGCAGCTACGGTAACAAACACAGCGACTGCGATACACCTAACAGGCCCTATCACGGAAGGCGATGCAGACCGAGTCCGTAGTAAGGTAGAGGAAACGGGTATTAAGATACTTGTACTGTCATCTGACGGGGGCATGGCTGTAGAGGGCTACGAACTAGGGTACACCATCAAGGAGCTGGGTCTGTCGACAGTCGTACGTAGAGATGAAGCTTGCCTGAGTGCCTGTGCTATCGCCTTCATAGCGGGTGTAGAGCGTACCTCAGAGGGCCTTCTTGGCTTCCATGTAGCATGGGCGGAAGACAACCACGGTACCTTCTCTGATGGCCTAAAAGGCGGGCAGTACATGGGTACCCTGACAGCTGGATACTACTTCAAGATGGGGTACACACTTCAGATACCTTACCTTGTCTCACGTTACACAGACTCCAGCACATTCCTTATCCTCAGCACAGAGGACTTGAAGCTGTTTGAGATGGAAGACAATGACTTTATGAGGATGCAGAGTTTCCCAAACAACTGGTTAGCCAACCGTATTGCTGGTTCACCTAGACTGTACCTCCTACGGAAAGGACTATAAGATGCGAACTTGGAAATGGTACTTCGTTTTTAATGCTGGTGTACTTGGGCTGCTTTGTGGCCAATACTGGTTTAACCTGGGGAGTGTACTGTATGAGGCAGACAGCACAAAGCTCACATTTATCATCCTAGGTATAACCCTCGTTACATCAGTGGTAATGGGGTTACGTGCTAAGAAGATGATCGGACAAGACAACAACATGTCCTGGTTCCTATCTGATGCCGTGCTTAGCCTAGGTATGGTGGGTACCTTGTTCGGGTTCCTCCTTGTACTAGGTTCTGCCTTCACAGAGATCGACACATCGTCCACAGAGAGTATGACAGAGGCTATCGGGGTTCTTGCCTCAGGTATGTCTACTGCTCTTGTAACGTCCCTTGTAGGGCTCCTATCGTCACTCTGGTTAAAGCTACAGCTAGTCATCTTGGAGGGTTGATATGAGACGTTACTCAAGCAACCTAGCCTTTGTGGACTTGCTGTTCAACTTGCTTGTAGGTTTTACTTCTCTGTTTGTTATCGCTTTCCTACTGATCAACCCTATTGCTAAGACAGGGGTAGTTGACCCACCCGTAGTGATCATGGTGGAGTTGACATGGGATGATGAGAGTACAAGAGACCTTGACCTATACACCCGTGGCCCTGACGGTAAGATCGTCAGCTACGGGTATAAGAGCAACGGGTTCATAACCTTAAAGAAGGATGACCTTGGTAAAGGCAGTGATACTTTCGTTATCAACGGGGAGCGAGTAGAAGTTACCCGTAACTACGAGATCACTACTATGACGGTCTTGCCTGACGGGGACTACATCATCAACGTACACTACTTCTCATCGAAAGGTGACCCAGAAACGGTTAACCTTCGTATAACAGGGCTCCAACCCTTCAAGATACACCACGAGGGCTCGGTCACTCTGTCACCTAGACAAGAGCGTACCGTTGTAGCCTTCAGGGTGGTGGACGGGAAGATAGTGGACCTTCGGTCTGACATCGAAGTAAAACTAAGAGGAGAGGAAGGTCCGTAATGTTAATCATTCAAACAGTCTACGTAGTACTAGTTGCACTGGTTGTGTTTCTTATGTTCTACTCCAAGCTCAGTAAGTTCTTTAAGGCATCAGCCCTTACACTTGCTATTGTGCTTGGGGTTGTCACACAGACACACTACAATAAACAACTAGGTAGCCCCATCGAAGGCTACCCTGAGTACGAGTTCCTTTACGTACACCATATTGCAACAGGTAAGTTTATAAAGGTCTGGGTCTGGGACAAGGAGTTGGGTGACCGTCTCTACGTTGTTCCTTACAACCAGGATGATGCTGAGAAGCTAGAACAAGCTAAGCAGAAGACTGAGCAAGGGTCACCTCAAGGTGGTTCCTTTGACCAAGAACATGGAGACAGGGAACGAGCCGAAGGATTACGTATAGACGACTGGCAGAACCCTGACATCTCAGAAAGGAAATCAAATGACTGATAAGCAACTCCGTAGACTATTCATCAAGTTCCGCAACAGGAACGCTAACCTAGGTCGGGTAGAAGCTCGATACCAATTCAAAGAGTACTTGGCTAAGCTAGGTAGAGAATAATGTGGGGGTTTTACACAAGCAAGAAGTGGGCCCTCTGGGCCTACCTCGGTACCACCTTCATCCTTGGGACACTATGGTTACAGGTACAAGTAGACGTACAGATTAACCACTGGTTCGGTGACTTCTACGACTTGATCCAGAAGGCACTTGCCACCCCAGGGGCTGTGACTATAGGTGAGTACTGGGCGGGGCTCGCCTCCTTCGGTTGGCTTGCTGGTGCTTGGGTAGTTCTGGGCCTCGTAGGTTCCTTTGTCACCGCTCACTTCCTCTTCCGTTGGAGAGCGTCAATGGTCGAGTGGTACCACGAGGTCTTCGATAAAGGTCGTACCATTGAGGGTGCTTCACAACGTGTCCAAGAAGACACGATCAAGTTCACTCGGATCGTAGAAGGTCTAGGTGTTTCACTAATAGAGAGCGTAATGATTCTCGTCGAGTTCTTCCCACTACTACTGGGTCTCGGTGCAGGGTTGTCTATCCTCTGGTTTGGAGATTGGAAATATGGATTGGTTACAGGAGCTTTCGTCTGGACACTGGGCGGTACTTTGCTACTTGTTATTAGTGGTTATATCTTACGCTTGGTTGGGATTGAGTACGACATCCAGAAGAAAGAAGCGGCGTACCGTAAACACCTGGTCAAGATGGAAGATGACGGTACTGTATCTCCTAAGGCGTTAACTGATCTGTTCGAAGATGTACGTACAATACACTTCACTAGCTACCTTCAGTACCTTAAGTTCAACGTCGTACGTATGGCCTACTTACAGGTTAATGTCCTGACTGCTTACATCTTCCTAGCCCCTGCTATCGTAGGTGGTCTTATCTCACTGGGTGTCATGCAACAGATCATCCGTGCCTTTGGTAGAGTAGAAGGTTCTATGCAATTCTTGATAAAGTCTTGGCCTACTATTATAGAGCTCATCTCAGTGTATAAACGTCTTCGTGAATATGAAGCTAAGATAAAGTCATCTTGACCTTTTAGCAACAGTATGTTACAATAACTCAATGTCTTTAGAAAGGACCTAGAATGTTCGAACAGATGATTAACGCAGCTAAGAAGAAGACACCAGCCAAGAAGAAGACAGCACCTAAAAGGACTGCGACCCCTCAGCCCGCTGCACCTGTAGCGGCACCCGCTGTATGCCCTAAGTGTAACCCACCTGAACCAGTACCAGATATGCAGGCTCCTGGCTCCTACCTCCGTGAGAACGGTATCCTGATGTTAATTGACAAGTTTGATCAGGAAAAGATCATGCCTCTTGTTGCCGCCATTTACGAGTACAACCTGATGCCTGAGGAGGTACGACCTGAGCAGCTTACGCTTATCATCAACAGCCCAGGTGGTTCTGTTCACTCAGCCTTCCACCTCATCGACGCTATGATGATGTCAGAGATTCCAATAGTGACTATCGGTAAGGGTCTGGTAGCCTCTTGTGGTGTTCTCACCATCATGGCTGGTGACCGTCGACTACTGACACATAACACCTCTGTGATGTCACATCAGTACAGCTGGGGTTCCCGTGGGAAGGAACACGAACTACAGGCTATCGTTAAAGAGTTCGACATGGCAAGTGCCCGTATGATTGAACACTACAAGAAGTGTACTAAGAAGTCTGAGACTTACATCCGCAAGCACCTACTCCACCCTACAGATGAGTGGTTGACACCTGAGGAGTGTAAGAAACACGGTATCATCGACGATATTATTCAAACCTATTAAAACTACTTGACAGGAGGGGTGTACATATGGTATACTCCTCCTATCGTTTAATCAAACAAGGAGTATTACAATGGATTTCAAATTCACATGGAAATGGGCAGTAGTAGGTGTTATTGCAGTTATGTTTGCAGCTTCGTTCTTCGGCCTGATCTAACATGGCCACTAAACGGAAGAAGCCCCCTGCTCCGAGTCTGGAACAAGAGGCTAAAGCCTTCGTAGAAGGTAAGAAGAATGTTACTAAGAAGACAGTACCAACGGGTGTTCCCTCCACCCTACGGTGCGAACTAGCAGCTTCAGTACTAGCTGGGTTGCTCACTTCTAGTAATGTAGTACGAGCAGAAGAACTCGTAGAAGAGGCATTCAGGTATGCAGACCTGATCCTCGAGCATAAATAAGAACTAACTAACTGCTAACTTTAAACCCCTCTCGGTGTAAAAACTGAGGGGGTCTTTTTGTGTTTGGACCACTAGTCGTACGTAGCCGCCGGTGCTTCCATACGCTTGACGAAGTCCGCCGTATCCAACTGTGATCTAACGATACTAACCTGAGCTAGGTTCAGAGCCCCTAAGTCGTCACCGAGCTCTAGTTCAGCAAGGGCTTCCTTGATAGCTTCTGTACCGTGTTTACTCACGAGCTCATACTGAGCGCCCAGTGTGTCCTGAGGGCCGTTGTAACGAGCTACAAGCATGAACATGGCCTGTTCCTTTACCTTCTTAACCTGATCCTGGTAGTGCATCTTCTGCACGTCCCCAGGGGCCTTAAGGAATGCTTCGTTGTTCATCTTAGCCTCAGCCCAATCTTCCATAGCGAGGTAGACTTGACGTTGGTACTCGTTGACAGCTTCGGGGATCATACCTTTCTTGTCTTTAGAGAGACCAGAGTTAAGCTTCCATTGGTCAACACCGACAACATTCATAACACGTTGGAGGTTGGTGAGCATAGGTGTACGGGCACCACCGAAGGCAGTAGTACTCATCTGGTCCATCTCACCTGTAGCGGAACCCACCTTAGGTGGCTCTCCTTTACCAAGCAGGAAGTTTGTTGTAGTGTCGATGTAACGGAGTGAGTTCCCTACGAACTTATTACCCTGTGCTACGTCCTTAGGGCGCTGGTTAGCACCTGTTGCAAGACCGATAGCGGTGTCGATAGGCTGGTACGGACGTAGGAAGCCACTAAGAGCCTGTGCTGTGATGTCGGAGGCGATAGTAATACCTTCTACACCAGCTTGCTTAAGCTCACCAGCAAGGAGAGCAGCACCGAAGTCAGCAAACTCAGCAGTAGTCTTGTTGAGGTTACGTGTAAGACCGCCACCACCGAAGTCTTTACCGATCTGTGTAATGACCTCAGCTGGTACATCCTCACCTGCCATGTTGTAAGCAGCTACACGTGATGCAGCCTTGAACAAGGAGATAGGGTAGTCATACTGTTGCGATACTACAACACCATCTACCAGCTCATCGTACAGACCAAGACCATTACGGCGGTTCTCGTCCTCGTCCTGCGCCATACCGTACACAAGACCAGCAGCTACAGCACCACGTGCATTAAGCTCAAGGAAGGACTTGTCTGCATATTTACCTGTCTTCTTAGCTGCGATGTTAAGCAGAGGTGTGTGTTTGATACCAAAGTCAATGGTGTTGTTGAAGAACTTACCAAATGGAATCATGAAGCCAAGACCAGGGATGTTACGTGCATCCTCGATCATACCAGCTACTTGACCAAGCTTACTGTTATCTTTATACGACTTAGAGAAGATGTTCTCTTGGGTACGCATTACAGCATCTAGTTCAAGTTGCTTGTACTCCTTCGTCGCCATGATCTTGATAGCGTTAGGGTCTGAGTAGAACTCATTCCAACTCTTACCAAACTTAGTACGAAGCATCTTGTTCATCTGGCTTACGTACTCTTGGGACTTAGTGAAGCTATCCTGTGCGTGTACAAAGGTGGCATGTTGTACACCGTTGATCCACGTATCAAGACCACCTTGCACTTTACCTGCTTTACCACCCATACGGCTCATAGCGTCTACTGACTGTACTACGTCGATACCACCAGCCAAGGTACGGTCAAGGGTATCTAGTCCACCTGTACTACGAAGCAATGCGCTCTTGAACGCAGCATGGGTCATATCAGGGTCCATAGCAAACTTAGCACGGTCCTTAACAGACAGAAGCAGTTGCTTAGCTACAAACAGCTCGCTCTTACCGCTATCAGCTCCTTTTAGGACAGACTTAACGACACCGACATTACCTTTGTACAGAGCCATTGTGATATCTGTGGCAGCATCCATAGAGGCAGCTCCACCGTAACCAACAAGGTTGAGCATAGACGTTGAGGGGTGTGACACTAGGCTTCTGATGAACTTG